CCCCGTGATACAGGTGATACACATTTTTGCCGTTTGCAAAACCCTATACGTATTAGTCCTTTTACCTTTTCCCATGCTTAGTTTATGTTGCTGTATTAATGTATCACCTGTATCAGAGAGCCTCGAACCCGACAAATTACTCGCTCCCATAAAATCGGCATTTATTCAGCAAGCGCTAAGTTATTGTTTACCAAGCAATTAGAAACACATTACGGATTAACCGCCATTACAGCCGCCAAAAGCGTCGTTTCGAGGGATAGTCAATCAAAACCAAGCGTGCGCTAATGTGCGCCAGCGTGGCGCGGTGCTTTGCCTGCTGGCCGTTCATTGACGAGTTCGCTCCTCCTCGCTGAATGGCACCGCGTCACGCTTCTTCGCATGTGCAGTTGAGGAGCTGACCAGAGGAGCTGACGATGTCTTCGCAAATCGTAATTCCGGACAACGTGGCGAAGATCTACGCTGGTCGTCCGATGCCTCGCGGTATTCGCAACAACAATCCAGGCAACATCCGACTCGGCGATAACTGGCAAGGTCTCTGCGATGTGCAGCAGGATCCATCGTTCTGCCAGTTCAGCGACATCAAGTTCGGCATTCGCTGTCTTGCGTATCTGCTACGCATCAGCTATTTCCAGCGCCAGCGCCTCGTCACCGTGTACGACATCATTAACCGCTGGGCACCAAGCACTGAGAACGACACGCCTGCATATGTCGCCGCAGTGAGTGCGAACATGGGCGTGCAGTCAACCGACACGATTGACCTGCGGAACGACAACTTGCTCGGCGACATGATCGCTGCAATCATCAAACATGAAAACGGCGTGCAACCGTATAGCGGATTGCAGATCATCGCCGGCATTCGGCTGCTCGGGAGCTGAGCACGATGGACATGAAGCAACCGCCATCGCGCTTTGATATTCTGATCTACGCATTGTGGATCTTCATGGCTGGATATGGCGGCGCAATGTCGTATCTGATGAAGAACGCAGACAAGCACGAACCTGTCAAGTTCTGGCGCGTCGTGCTTGAGTTCTGCGCTGCTGTATCTGTAGGAACGATCGTGACGCTCATGTGCGCGGCGATGGGTTGGGGAACGCTTTGGACTGGCGTCATCGTTTCGTCGTCTGGTTGGATTGGTGCCAAAGGCGTCGTTTCTATAATCGAAGCCGTCTTGCTCAAGAAAGCCGGCTTGTCCAAAGACGATATCGCCGACAACGTCGGTAAGGAGTAAGTGTCATGTTCGCAACTGCATGGACTTGGCTCACCAGCAAACTGAGCCTCGTACTTGGTTATATCAGCATCGGCGTTGCCATCGCACTCGGCTGCGCGGCAATCTGGTTCTATCACCAGAACAAAGGACTGAACGACACGGTCGTCAATCTGCAGACTACGAGCAACAGTCTGCGCAGCGATGTGACGTCGTTGCAGAACTACAACAACAAGCAAGACGCAGCGATAGCTGACTTGGTACAGCAACGTCAGAACGACGGCGCAATTGTCCAAGGATTGATTGATGATTACAAAGACTTGACAACTGAGTCAGCCAGCACCAAAGCCAAGATCCGCGACCTGGAGCGCAAATCCGATGAAGTCAAGTCATATCTTTCTGGTCCTCTGCCTGCTTCTGTGCGCAGCGTGCTCAACGGTCAAGACCAACCCGCCAGCGCCAGTTCTGCAGCCGGTGCAAACGGAAGTCGTCAAACTCAGCCCGCCGCAGCCACTTCGCACTGAGTGCGACGCGCCGAAGAATGTCATGTTCGGCGACGATGCCACGAACAACGACTTGATCAACTGGGGCATCGACTGGCGAACGGCGTTCAAGCAATGTGCAGCCAAGATGCACCGACTCATCCAATGGTTCAATGACGATGGCACGCAAACCACCAAAACCGGAAATTGACGAGCGCTCCGCCTTTGTGGCGGAGTTTCTCGTTGACTTTGATCCGTTGGCTGCTGCCATTCGGTGCGGAGTGCCGCGTCTGCAAGCCAAGGCGAAAGCCAAGCTGTTCATGCAAGACGCCGAAGTGTTGAAGGCGATACAGACTGGCGTGGATGCGATGTTGCCCGAGCAGATTGCCACGCCGCAACGCATCCTCGCCGGTTTGATGCGCGAGTCACGTACTGCGTTCCTGGATGGCGTGCGTGTGCAAGCGCTGATGTCCGCCCATATGGTGCTGAAGGATGTCAAAGAACAAGGTCGCAAGGACGCTGAGCAAGCCGAGAACGAAAAGCGCAAGAAGCGCGGCAGTGGCGTCATGGTCGTGCCGGGCGTGCCTGCGCTGAGCGACTGGGAAGCCGCAGCACGTGAACAGCAAGCCAAGCTGAAGGAGAAGGTGCGTGACTAAGCAACTCGCCGAAGTGGTGACGCTTGACGTCGCAAATGATCCTCGTGATGCACACGTCGGCCTGGACAAGATGCTTGCCGATTGTGAAGGCGCAGTCAGTTCACTCGTGATCGTGTATGAAGCCGGCCACAAACCGCGCTTTCGGTATTACGGACGCACGCTGACTCGCACTGAGCTAATGGGGGTGTTCGCCCATCTTCAAATGGACGTCCATTCAGCAGACGGAGCGTTTGAATGAGCGACGAACCGCGCATCGTGTGGTCACCGCTTGCAGGATCGCAGGCTTTGGCGATGGCGTGCCCAGCCAACCATATTTTCTACGAAGGCACGCGCGGTCCTGGAAAGACCGATTGGCAGCTCATGCGTTTTCGTTCACGCGTAGGTCTTGGCTACGGACGCTTCTGGCGCGGCGTGATCTTTGATCGCGAATACAAGAACCTTGACGACATTGTCAGCAAGTCGCAACGATGGTTCAGCCAGTTTGACGACGGTGCGCGGTTTGCCGGCCAAGGTGCTGCGTTTGGTTGGACTTGGCCTACTGGTGAACAGTTGTTGTTTCGTCACATAAAGAAGCCGAAAGACTATTGGCTGTATCACGGTCATGAATATCCTTCTATCAACTGGAACGAGCTGTGCAAGTTCCCGACGCGCGAGTTGTTTGACTTGATGCTCAGCACGAACCGCAGCTCGTTCCGCCCTGAGGACTATCCGCAACGCATGTCACATGCTCAAGGCTTGGGCTTTGGCTGCACGCTCGTTGAGGAAGTCAGCGACGAAGAAGGTATCTATCTGCTGCCGGAAATTCCGCTTGAAGTCACCGGCACGATGAATCCTTATGGTCCCGGTCATGGTTGGGTGAAGGAAGACATCATTGATGTCGCAGCGCCGGGCGAAGTAGTGAGGCGTACGACCAACATCTTCAACCCGCGCACGCAGCAGCGCGAAGACATTGTCAAGACGCAGTGCCGCATCTTCGGCAGCTATAAAGAGAACATCTATCTGCCGCCGGAATACATCGCAGACCTTGAGTCAATCAAGGAAGAAAATCGTCGTCGTGCGTGGTTGTATGGCGACTGGGACATCACTGCTGGCGGTGCGTTTGACGACGTGTGGAAGGAAGCCATCCACGTGATCGATCGCTTCCCCATTCCGCGCGGTTGGAAGTGCGATCGCTCGTTTGACTGGGGTTCTACGCATCCGTACTGGTGCGGCTGGTGGGCAGTCGCTGACGGTGAAGAAGTCAAGCTACCTGATGGCCGCAAGTTCTGTCCTGCGAAAGGATCGCTCATCCTGTTCAATGAACGCTACGGCACGCGCAAGCTACGCACGAACCAAGGTCTGCGCCAGTCGCCGAAGACCGTTGCGCGCTTGATCCTTGAGGACGAGGACGAAATGCGGAGTGACAAGTGGTGTCGCAACCGCATCAATCCCGGCCCTGCTGACAACCAGATTTTCGATGTGCGTGAGACGGACGACAACGACGATCCGCAGTCCATTGCAAGCAAGATGCTTGAAGAAGGTTTGGACTGGGAACGCAGCGACAAGTCCAAAGGATCGCGCAAGAACGGACTCGTGCTGCTACGTGAGCGTCTGGAAAACGCCATGACTGGTGACGGTCCTGGCATTTACTTCATGCGCCACTGCAAGGCAGCGATCGGCACGCTGCCCACGCTGCCACGTGATGAAGACGACATGGACGACGTCGACACCACGGCCGAAGATCATCCGTACGACGGCATTCGCTATCGTTGCTTGAAGAGCAAGATCGCGATCGCTGCTGAATTCGAAGTTTCAATGCCAACCTGAGGACAAGACGATGGCGAACGTAGCTTACATCCGCCCCGAGGTCACGCTGATGAAGCGGAAGTGGGATCTCGTTCGCGACTGCCTGCAAGGCGAACACCGCATCAAGGAACGACGTGAGCTTTATCTGCCCATGCCGAACCCGACAGACAAAAGCAAGAAGAACAAAGAACGATATGCGCAGTATCTCCAGCGCGCGTCGTTCTATCCAGTCACCGAAATGACGTGCGAAGGTTTGCTCGGCCAAGTGTTCGACGTTGACCCGATCATCGAAGTGCCTGATGACTTCGACTTTATCAAGGAAGACGCAACTGGCAGCGGCATCAAGCTGCGCCAAGCTGCGCAAATGTGCCTTGCGCAAGTGTTGTCGTACGGACGCTATGGAATCCTCGTCGATTATCCCGACATGGAAACCGTCACGCGTCAGGACGTGCAGCTTGGCTTCGCGCGTCCGATCCTCGCCATGTACACGCCGTTTGATATCATCAACTGGCGCGTGATCAACAAGGGTGCGAAGACGCTGCTGACACTGGTCGTGTTCGCTGAGTGCTACGTCATCAGCGACGATGGCTTCGAAGTCAAAGAAGGCTATCAGTGGCGCGTATGCCGTTGTGACGAAACTACCGAGTGGAAGTATCAGGTGGAGCTGTGGGAAGAAGACGGTAATGACTACGTCGTGCGTGAAATCTATTCGCCGACGGACGCCAACGGCAATCCGCTGGAGTTCATCCCATTCACGTTCGTGGGCAGCATGAACAACGATCCATCGCCTGATCAGCCGCCGCTCTATGGTATCGCGTCACTGAACATCAAGCACTATCGCAACTCCGCCGACTACGAAGACAGCGTCTACATGGTGGGTCAGCCGACGCCCGTGGCAACCGGCCTGGACAAGACGTGGGTCGACGAAGTGTTGAACGGGAAGATGGAACTCGGCAGCCGTGGCATCGTGCCGCTGCCCAAGGGCGCGACGTTCACGTTGGCGCAGGTGACGGCGAACGGCATGGTCAAGGAAGCCATGGACCAGAAGGAGCAGCAGCTCGTCGCGCTAGGCGCGCAGCTCATTCAGCCGCAGAACGTGAGCCGCACGCTCGGCGAAGCGAAGATGGACAAGAACACGCAAACGTCTATCCTTGCCAAGTGCGCGCAGAACGTCAACGATGCGTTCACGCTGGCGCTTTCGTGGTGCGGCCTGTTCATGCACGGCGAAGCATACGATCCGAACGAAGTGTACTTGCAGCTCAGTACGACGTTCGCCATCACCAAGCTCTCGCCGCAGGAGCAGCAGCAACTCATCGCGAATTGGCAAGGTGGCGCAATCACGTTCAACGAAATGCGTGCTCAGTTGCGCATGGGCGGCATCGCTACCGAGGACGACGAGCAAGCCAAGGCTGAAATCGAAGCTGATGAACAGCAGCGCGCGGCGTTGGCACTCGATCAGATTGCCGAAGCTGGCGTCAATCCTGGCAGCAACCCCAACGATCCGCAGAACCAGCCGGGCGACGGAGCGTAAGTCATGGCCGCGCAGGTTACGCCGAACCAATATCTCCATGACGTCGCTGTCCAGTATCAGGTTTATCTGGAACGTGTCAAACGAGGTGAGACGGATGCGTACGACAAATCGCTAGTTGAGCTTGACCGTGCCTTGCGTCGTATTCTCAACGACCAAGGCAGCGGCGCGCTCAGCGACCTGACGCAGAAACAGCTTGATCAGCTAATCGTCAAGCTGCAAAAGGCGACGCAGCAGAACAACGACACGTTCCTTGCCAAGCTGCAAAAGGATTTGAAGGCAATCAACGCCTATGCAGCCGAGTTCGAAGCTGAATCGCTCACCACGGGTCTCGTCAAGTCCGTAGCTGCGCGCATCAAACAGACGTCTGCTGCGAATGCGTGGAAGTACGCGCAAACCAACCCGATCCAAGCTACCGGACAACTGCTGAGCGACTTCACCGACACATGGAGCAAGTCGGTTATCAGTAAGGTTGAGTCCGTCGTGCGCACCGGCTACGCGCAGGGCAAGACCACGGGACAAATCGCCACTCAACTGCGAGGTACGAAAGCGAATGGGTATCAAGACGGCGTCATCAATGGGCAGTCTCGTCGTCAGACGCAGGCTATGGTCAGGACTGCTGTTCAGCACGCGTCCGCCCAAGCACGTCAAGCCGTCTGGGAAGAGAATGACGACATCATCGACGGTTATGTGTGGATCAGTGTGCTTGACAACCGCACGACTCAAATCTGTCGTTCGCTGGACGGTCAATTCTTCAAACTCGGCAAAGGCCCAGTCCCGCCCATTCACATCGGTTGTCGCTCGGTCACGGTTGCGCACATCAAGGATGTCGATGTCTTCGCGCATACGACTCGCGCCAGCAAGGGCGACAAAGGTGGAGCGCAAGTACCGGCATCGATGACGTATTACGAATGGCTGAAAACTCAGCCGGCGTCGTTCCAAGACGATGCTATCGGTGTTGAACGCGGTAAGCTGCTACGAGATGGCGGCATGAGCGCAGATCAATTCGCGAAGTTGCAGTTGAACAGCAACTTCCAGCCTCTGACCTTGGATCAGATGCGAAAGAAGGCACCGCAAGCATTCAAGCTAGCGGGAATCTAGACGTCTAAACGTATAAGAATCTTTGCACTTAGACGTCTAAACATGAACGCGCCAATGGCGCATTGAGGAGAACGAAAATGGTGATGAAGGCAGTGCTGGATTCGCTGGATGGCGTCGACAAGGCTTTCCAGGGCGAATACAAAAAGGCAGACGACGGCAAGTTCTACCTGGATCTGGAAGGCGTCGACACGCATCCGTCCACGCAGCCGCTCGCCAACGCGCACAAGCGCACCAAGGACGAGCTGACCGCCGCGCGCAAGGATCTCGGCACCTACAAGACTCGCAGCGAAGAACTCGAAACCGAGATCAACGGTCTGCGCGAAGGTGCGATCCCCAAGGGCGACGTCGAAGCTCTCAAGAAGTCGTATCAGACCAAGTACGACAAGGACATCAAGGAGCGTGATGATCGTATCAACGCGCTGGGCGGCACGGTACAGTCGCTCATGGTGGACAACGTGGCGACTGGGCTCGCCAACAAGCTCGCGGCAAAGCCCGAGTTTTCCGAGGTCTTGCTGCCGCACATTCGCGGTCGCATCAAGCTGGAGTACGGCACCGACGGCACGCCCAGCACGGTCGTCCTGGACAAGGACGGCAAGCCGAGCGCACTGTCGCTCGACGACCTAGAAAAGGAGGTGTTGTCAAACAAAGCCTTTGCCCCTATCCTGCGCGGTAGTCATGCCTCCGGTGGCAACGCCAGCGGACGCAGCGATGGCTCCAGTGGAGCTGGCAACAAGAAGCCGATCGACCCGTCGAAATTCGACATGTCGAAGGCATCCCCCGCCGAAATCGTTGCGTTCCGCAAACAGCAGGCGGGTCAGTAATTCCCTCTGATCCAATCACCGAAGGAGAAACATCATGGCACTTTCCGATCTCGCCGTCTTCAATGAGTGGACCTACTCCACCATGACGGAAATCCTCGATCAGCAGATCGAGTTGTTCAACGCCGCCACGCGCAACGCGCTGGTCCTGCGTAGCGCCAACCATACCGGCGACTATAGCGAGACTGCGATGTGGGCGAAGATCACCAATCTCGTCCGTCGTCGCAACGCCTACGGCACCGGCACGCTCACCGCGCAGGCGATGAAGCATCTGGTGGACACCAGCGTCAAGGTCGCAGCCGGCACCAACCCCATCGACCTGTCGCCGGGCCAGTTCAAGTGGATCCAGCTCAATCCGGAAGAAGCGGGTGCCGCGATGGGTCAGCAGCTCGCCGTCGACACGATGGCCGATATGCTGAACACGGGCGTCATGGCGGTGGCTGCTGCGCTGAGCGGAGTGACCGATCTCGTCACCGACGTACACGCCAGCCCGGCCACGGCCACCAGCACGGCGTCGCTCGCCAACCTGAACACCGCCGTCAGCAAGTTCGGTGACCGCTCGCAGGCGATCGCTGCATGGGTACTGCACTCCAAGCCACTGTTCGACATCTACGGACAGGCCATCGCCAACTCGTCCCGCCTGTTCGTGTTCGGCAACATCGCCGTCGCGCAGGACGGCTTCGGTCGCCCGCTGATCATGACCGACTCGCCGTCGCTGACTGCCCAGTCTACCGACGAAACGCCGGTCACCGTCTACAAGACGCTGGGCCTCGTGCCGGGCGCGCTGCTGGTGGACCAGAACGGCGACTACACGCAGAACATCGACACCCGCAACGGCAACGAGAACATCAGCTCCACGTTCCAGGCCGAATGGAGCTACAACGCGGCGGTCAAGGGCTTCTCGTGGGACAAGACCAACGGCGGCAAGTCGCCCACCAACGCCGCACTCGGCACCGCGTCCAACTGGGACAAGTACAGCACCTACGAGAAGGATCTCGCCGGTGTGATGCTGATCTCCAACTGATTGCGGACGTCTAGACGGCCGAACGTCTAAACCTGAGTTTGGCTGGGGCGTGTTCGGAGGTCCGCGCCCCAGTCCTTTTGAGGAGTGAGTTATGAAGAAGAAACTGATTGTGCTGTACTTCATCAACGGCTCGGTGCCAAGCCCCGAAGAGCAGGAAGAAGGCGACAGCATGAACGCGCGCTTCCGCAACGCGCATCTCGTGGAAGGCAATCCCGAAGAGTGTGATTTCGTTGCTGGTGCCGTGCCGAAGATCTACGAGAACTTCCCGCGCTACGGTGAAGACGAGAACGAAGAGTTCGACCACACTGCCGGCGAGCAGGTGGGCGATTGCTACCTGCACGAAATTGGCCGTGGCAAGTGGGACGTCTACAACGAAGACGGCGATAAGCTGAACGACGAGCCGATCACCAAGGCCGAAGCTCGCGCACTCGCGCAGGAACAGGAGTAATCTGTCATGACGCTGATCGTAGAAGATGGCACCGGCGTCGCGAACGCGAACAGCTACATCAGCGTCGCGGATGCTCAAGCCTACGCCAGCGCACGCGGGACGACGCTTCCATCGGATGACAGTGCGGTGGAAGCGTTGATCCTGCAAGGCATGAGCTACATCGAAGCTCAACGTGCGCGATTCCAAGGTTCCAAGACGTACACCGGCGTCGTCGGCTTTCACGATGACGACTGGTTCCCCATCCCACTGCCGCCGGACGTCAACACGCACGCAGCGCAGGCGTTGCAGTGGCCGCGATACGACGTCTATATCGACGACATCCCCCTCAGCGGCAGCGCAATTCCGGTTGAGCTCGTCAGCGCGCTTGCCCAATGCGCGGTAGAGATTTCTTCGGGGAACGATCTGCAAGCCAATACGACCGGCACGCCTGTCAAGATCGAAAAGGTGGACGTGATCGAGACGCAGTACATGACGCCTGCGGAGATGAATACGACCGGGTTTAGCGCCAGCTACCCAAAGGTTGAATCTCTATTGCAGCCGTTGTATAGTAGCAGTGGGGCACTTTTGTCCACTGTACGAGTCTAGTGTCATGGATTACAGCCGTCAAATCGAAACTGCATCGCGCCTGATCACCAAGTATGGCGGTCAGGCGAAGCTCTATGTGACGACCACGGTTACTGATCCTTCTGCGGAATGGAATGCGCAGAGCAACGATACGGAACAGTCGCAGGATGTGATCGCGTGCTGGCTCAACTTTCCGTCGCGAACCAAATACGGTCAAAGTGAGAAAGCGCCGTTCACGATTCAGCAAGGCGATCTGAAGGTTCTGGTGGCAGCGAAAGGATTGACGCTGGAACCGAACTTGCAGGGCCGCATCACTCGGATGAAGAACGGAGTCACTGAAAACTGGACGGTCGTCGGAATCGATCCGCTCGGCGTCGACGGCCAGCAGATGATCATGTATACGCTACAGGTGCGCCAATGACCGCGACCACGCAGCAGGCGATCGACGATATGTACGGCGCAGTCGCCGCCGTGCTGACGGGACAGTTCCCGGACGTGGTGCGCAAGTACGACGGTCTAGACGACCACACTCCGCCGGATAATCAGTCTGCGTGGACGTACACCATGATCCGTCATGCGACCGGCACGCAGGCATCGCTTGCCGGCGCGGACGCAACTCGCCGATGGAACGCCACCGGCACACTCTTCACCCAGATTTTCGTTCCACTCAACAAGCAAGGACGTCAGCAGGCCGTCACGATTGCCGACGCGCTCAAGACAACGATTCAAAAGCTGCAAACTGAACATGGAGTATGGTTTCGCGGCGCGATTTTAAAAGAGATTGGTGTTGATGGCTCTTGGTATCAAGTCAACTTCACCGCGACATTCACTTACGATACCTTCGCCTAACGAACCAAGGAGAGCATCATGGCACTTTGCCCGTCCAACAAGATCGACTCCAATGTGACCGGCCTCCGGTTCGCAGAGGAGGAATGTCTCAAGCAACTGCCCACCACTGGCGTCGTGTGGTGGCCGCTGGAACCGAACTCGTATTCGGACTTCGGCGGTCAGCTCACGACCGTGGCGCGCAAGCCCATCAACCCCAGCCGCCAGCAGAAGAAAGGCGTCATCACCGACCTGGAAGCCAGCGGCGGATTCAATCAGGACCTGACGCAGACGAACCTCACTCGTCTGATGCAAGGCTTCATCTTCGCCGACATCCGTGAAAAGGCGAACACCGCACCCATGAACGCCGCTGCGATTGCCATCACTGGCGTCGTCGCTGCGGACAAGGAATACACCACCGCAGCGACCGGCTTCATCGCCGGCCAGATGATCCTCGCCAGCGGCTTCGGCGTTGGCACGAACAACGGCGTGAAGACCGTAGTCAGCAATGGCAGCGGTGAGCTCGTCGTGAACGAAGCGCTGGCTGACGAAGCTACTCCGCCTGCCGCTGCTGCGGTGCGCGTGGTCGGTTTCCAGTTCACCGCTGAGGATGCTGCCATCAGCTACACGGCAGGCAGCTATCCGCGCCTGACCACCACGACCCAGGACTGCACGCTGCTCGGTCTGATCCCCGGTGAGTTCGTGTATCTCGGTGGCGACGCTTCGGCCAACTCGTTCGCCAACAACTCGGGATGGGGGCGCATCAACGCCATCGCCCAGAACTACATCGAGTTCGACAAGACGGACTGGACTCCGGTCACGGAAGCCGGCACTGGCAAGTCGGTGCAGATGTTCATGGGCGACGTCCTCAAGAACGAGGATGACCCCACGCTCATCAAGCGCCGCACGTACCAGATCGAGCGTACGCTCGGCAACGACGACAACGGTCCGATGAGCGAACTGCTGACCGGCGCGGTAGCGAACCAGTTCACGCTGAACATGAAGCAAGCTGCGAAGATCGATTACGATCTTACGTTCACCGCCTGCGACAACGAGCAGCGCACCGGCACCGACGGCCTGAAGGACGGCACGCGTCCGAGCATCGTGGAAGCGGATGCGTACAACACCACCAGCGACTTCAGCCGCATTCGCCTGAGCTCGGTGGATCCCGCCAATTCCGCGCCCACGCCGCTCTTCGCGTACAGCACCGAGATGACCATCACGATCAACAACAACGTGACGGCGAACAAGGCGTTGGGCGTACTGGGCGCATTCGATACCAGCGCGGGCATGTTCGAGGTCGGCGGTGCGATCACCGCGTACTTCGCAGACATGGCAGGCGTACAGGCCGTGCGCAACAACGCCGACATCACGCTGGACGTGTGCATGGCAAAGGCCAACGCCGGCATCGTGTTCGATGTGCCGCTGCTGGCGCTGGGCAATGGCCGACTTGCCGTCACCGCCGATCAGGCCATCACACTGCCGCTGGACAGCACCGCAGCCGTCAGCAAGTTCGGCCACACGCTGCTCTTCCAGGTCTTCTCGTACCTGCCCAACAAGGCCGAGGCCTGATCACTTCCACCCAACAATCACAAAACAGATAGGAGCGAACTACCATGAGTGACAACAAGACCTCCGGCATCAACCTTTTCAACTCGTTCAAGTCGAACAAGGACCTCGAGTTGAATGGCGTTCCCGTATTGTTCGGAAAGAACAGCCGTGACGTCATGATCAAGATCTTCGTGCGCCGTGCGGGCGGTGGCAACACCGCCTTCACGCAACGCTACGAAGTGCTGACCAAGCCGTACCGGCGCATCATCCAGATGGGCAAGAGCAACGAAATCTCGGAAGAGATGGCGGATATCATGCGCCGTCTGTACGCCGAGACCGTCGTGGTGGGTTGGGAAGGCGTCCTCGGTCCGGACGACGAAACGGAACTGCCGTTCACGGTGGACAATTGCATCGACTTGTTCAAGGCGAGCGATGAAGTGTTCAACGAAGTGGTGACCGTCTCCACCACCGCCGCAGTCTATCGCGACGAAGTGCGCAGCGCCGACGCAAAAAACTGACGGGGGTTCTGCTCTACGGATTGGAGCAAGAACCCTATGAGAAAGGCATCCTGGACCAAGCGATACGGAACAGGATGCCAATCCCAAAGAAGATCGCCGATGCACCTTCGCTTTTCGCTGGACTTGATCTGTTTTATATCGCGTTCTGGGAGCTGACTACCTGCCGTGAACTTGGGTACGGCTCCATCGGACCGATCA